CCAAACACGGACATTGACGAACCGACAGCAAGAGCCGTAGCACCATTAGTGTTGATTGCTAGCGCTGTCATCGGTGACCCATAGATCGTTGACCCTGAAGCAATCTGAATCGTCGGGGGGACACCGCCGTTGTTCACCGAGATAGTGGTTGCTTCAATCAATCGTTCGCCTGTTGTCGGGCGCGGAATGTTGCTGATGAATATGACACCCATCATTGCGTCAGTGGTCGCTGCTTGTGTAAGCAGCATGAAACCAGCGCTTGGCGAGTTGGTTTGTAACGGTGTTACCGACCCGTTCGCATGCCGCCAGATGCGTGTGTTCCAGTTCGTGCCGAGCAAGTTGAGGTCATGCACGAAATATAGAGAGTCGCTTGAGTTGGGCTTGATCATCCATCGCACCATCAGTAGATCAAAGTACGGGAACGCCGGGCTGCGAGGCGGCCCAGTAAACGCGCGAGGCACACGAAGACCCGTTTCCCCGGACAACGAAACATTCGACCCAAGAAACACCCAGTTGTTTTGAGCGACAGTCATCCGATATTCGCCCCGAAGACCGCGAACCCTGACCCTGCGAGCATGTTGTTGCCGCCACGCGTCAACAGTTCAACCGAGTAAATTGCGTCTGTCAGTTGGAAAGAACCAGCGCCCGGCATTTCGATCGGTGGTGTAGTACCCGCCGCCGATGTTGTTGAGTTGTAAATAACTACCGGATGAAAGTTTGTGCTGCTCGATGCGGCTTGGACATGCGCCACTCCGCCTTGTGCTTGCGTCGTTGTGAACCCTGCCACACGAATTGAAAGTCCGGTTCCGGCGGCACCGGCGTTGTCGAAACTGTCGGTGAGCGTAGTTGTCCCTGACGGCGCATAAAGGTGGCGGTCAGCGTGGAACCCGCCAAACCCGAAGTCTTGTGTCATGTTGAAGTTGAATCCGGCAACATCGGCCACGCTGTAACCCGTAATCGAATACTGAATCATCAGCAGATCGAACGCCGGGAAGGTGACCACTCCGGTTGTTGGCGCATCAACAGCAATTGATGCCGTGCAAAGCGACACCCAGTTAGCTTGCGCTGCGACTCCCATCAGCGTTCCCACCATCCCATATCCAGTTGGAAACCGAGAGCAGAGAATGTCGATGCGGTGCCCGCTGTCAACTCAAATAGGTGCAACGCCATGAATTGTCCCGGCCCGATAGCGAGCGGCCCTGTTGATTGCGCGTATTGCCGAGCGGTAGTTCCTGCAAGTGTTTGCGACGAAACTTGATGATCGCCAAAGTCCAGCACAAGGATGTCGCCAAGAACAATCGGTGCAATGGCCGTCGATTGACGCTTGAACAAGCCTTGCGCTACCACTTTTGGGGATGAAGTCGGCGCGGTAAGTAATAGCTGGTTAGTTGTTGACGCTGACCCTAGAACAGTTCCGCTGACTGATATTTTTGCAATTGACTCATTTGCAAAGTCAGAATTGACGTTGACCGCAATCGGCGCCGATGCCGACGTGTTCGAGTTCACCGGGCTGCGGTCGTAGTTGTTGACCGAAATAACCCACGCCATTGATGTCCCGGCGGCAGCCGTAGACCCGACTGAATCACATATCAATTTCAGGTAATCGAAATAGATTCGCGGGCCACCGCTCAAGCCTGCGGTGTTGAGCACTGTAAGCGGTGCTTGGTTTTGGTTGCTTGCCACACCTGTGTTGAAGAACACGCCGACTGCCGGGTTGACAAACGAAATCGGGCTTAGAACCGAGGCGGTAGCGGACTTGTAGTAGCAACCTTCTTCCGCTAATTGCGAATGCGAGTCACCCATTGAAATAGTCGAAGTGTCGCCATAACGTCCCTGCCGAAATGCTTTGCTGGTGCCGTCAGCGGTTAGCGATGCTGGTGCATCACGTTGCGCGATGCCATAGGTGCTAGGCATGTCAGCGTTCCCACCAAGCAACCTCGAAATCGTACTGAGGTGCGGTTGTGGCAATGCTAGGGAACCACATGTAAAACAAGAACACATGACCGCCGCCGATAGCAACCGGGCCAACGCTCGCCGGATAAACAGTTGCGGTGGTGCCGGTCAATGCTGCTGACCCTGACATGTGTTCGCCAAAGTCCATGCTGAACATGTCACCGACAACAGGTGCGCCCATCTTGAAGTTGTGTCGCAAAATGGTGCGCGTGCTGGCTGTTGCTGCACCAGCTGTGATCGCACCAAACCGGAATCCTGTGCTGCCACATATCGAAGCTGTGGTTGAGTCCGAGTTGACGTTCACCGGCGTGATGTTTGTGCCGCCCGTTGATGTTCTTGCCAACGGTTCAAGAACTGCAACGCATTGCGCTGATGCTGCCGTGGCGCCGATGACGTTCTGAATGATGCGGATGTAGTCAATGAAGATTCGTTTGCCGCCAGCGGGGCCACCGTTGGTGATAGTGAGCAGCGGTGTGGTTGCTGCAAATGCTGTCGTAAGCGCCCCAGCGACCGGGGTGCCGGGCACGTTCACAGCCTTGAAGTAGGAACCTTCATCAGCGAGCGCCGAGTGGTTGTCGCCCAACTGTGTGGTGATGAGATCGCCGTATCCGGTGACGCGTTGCTGAACTTGATTGGTGTCCGCAATAACTGTTGTTGGTTGAGCGCGCCCAACCTTTCCGAAGACCTGTGGCATCTACGCTCCGATCAAATAGCAAAGGCGAATGGTTTCGTTCGGTGGTGACTCGGTGGCATCGCTGAGGCCCCAGTCGAGGCAGACAATGTCAACCTCGAAGGAGGTGCCAGCGGTGCGATTGACGACGTTGGCGAAATACATGTGACCAAGATCGGCGCTGTCGCTCGCTGTATCTGCTCGCTGGATCGACACCAAGATGTTCGAGGTCGCCGTTACTAGCGTGTCTGCGACAGTGACACGCCGAAAGGTGTCGCTGTCTGTGAACGCCACGGCCACAGATGACACCATTGCCGCTCGCAGGTCGGACACCTTGATGCTTCGATCCGTTGGGCTTGAGCCTGGCAGGTTGACGATCGGCAAGACGTCGGCCAGTGCTGCGGCGGTAAGCGCCGGCAAGTCCTGAATCTTGGTATCTGGCATGGCCTATGCGTTGCCTGCGGTGATCGTGTAGGCACTGACCGCAATAGTGGCACCCGACGTGAAGCCGACGGCTGACATGTTGAGGTCACTGCCGGACGTGCCGACGTTTCCATCGACCACAAACGTGCCGCCGCTGGTAACGATTCGGAACCATGTTGCGGTACCAGTCGCAGAGGCTGCTGCTGAAGTGATCGCGTTTAGGGTGAGGACACCGCCGACGCCGGTGCTGGCCGCTGGAGCGAAGGCGGTGGCGTTGCAAGTGAGTTCTGCAAGCAACGTCGTGACCGTGCCACCCGTGGCCGGACGTGTTCCGTCGTAGAACCGAAGCTTGGCGCTGGCGCCAGCCTGAGCTGTGATCGCGTCAAGCATGGCGTTGCGCACTGCGGTAGACATTCCAAGCGCCACGTCAGGCCCCCGTGTTCGCTGTTTGATGCACCGTGATAGCGGTGATTGCCGACAGTACGAGCTGCTCGACGATGCTGGGTGCAACGTGCAGTCCTGCGCCTGACGCTATGGCACCGATCAGGACCGGTGTCACCGCAGCAGCCAATGCCTTCTCGTGGCCGAGAACGAAGTTGGGCAGGATTGAAGACCGGATGAATCCGGTGATCTTGGACCAGATGAGCTTCATGGCTTCTCCTTTGGTGGCATGACTACGGCTTCGAGTGACTCCGTGCGGTGCACGAGCTTGTCGATGGCGTCTCGCATGGAGCCGCCCCCGTTGGGCTTGAGTTCACGCTCGACGAACGCCATCGTCACGTCGAGGCGCTGAAAGAACCGCATCGCCTTGAACGATGCGCGAATGGCACCGAGCACCACGGCAGCGGCGGCACCGATGAGCACGATGTCGTTGGCGCTGTTGTGCCACTCCATGCCAAGCATCAGGCAACGCCGAGGTGAACGATTTGGGCGTTGGTGAGTGGTGTGCCCGACTCTGAGCCGCGTGCGATCCACTCTGTCTCGTCAAGGTGACGCAGCTTGCCCGACGACGTCACTACCCATTTGACGCTCAAAGGGCGATCGTTGAACAGTTGCTCTGCGTTGGTCACGATCGGCATGTCGTCGTCCTCGATGTCTGTTGGGGTTGGGGGTTTGGGTGGTTCAGGGGTTGGGGACACCGAGCAGGCCAGATCAGCCATGATTGGGTGTTCGACAAGGTTCACGTCGCAGCGTGTGGAGACGCCGGGCACTGTGCCAGACGACGACCATTGCCAGATGTCGAAGCCCCACGGTGCAGCAGCGGCGCGTGCACGAGGCTCTGCGACGTACGCCGCCAGCCATCGGATTCGCTCGCCATTGAAGATGCGCGTGTCACGCCAGATCGAACCCCCAGCGACATGGACGCCGGTGTAGACAGCACAGGGGCGGCCGGTGGTGCCTTCGATCGTTTGACAGAACGCCAGCACTTGATTGGCGGTGATGCCTGCCTGTTCGGCGTCGACGATCACGCCTTCACCGGCGGCGATGCCTTGGAAGTTCTCCAAGAACCATCGGGCTTGAGCGACAGCGTCAACGTCAGGCGTCAACCAGTGGTAGCCGAAACGCCACCGGAAGCCAGCAGCAGCTGCGTCTGCGCGATTGCGAGCGGCCGTGGCGTCAAGGGTGTGGACTCCTTGTGTCACTTTCCATGCAGCGATAGCGAAGTCCGGCCGGGCGCACGCCGCACGGACACCAGCCCAGTCGACGATGCCTTGATAATGGCTGACGTCGACGCCGTCGAGGCGGGTCATCGTGTTGTCACAATCAGAACGAAGCCAGCACCACCGTTACCGCCGGGGCCTGTCGAGATGCTTGTAGCGCACCCACCGGCACCGCCGCCACCACCACCGGGAACACCACCGGCACCGGCACCACCAGAACCGCCCGTGCCACCACCGCCGCCTGAACCGCCAAGGCCAGATAGGGAAGTAGCAGATGTTCCCGCAGCGCCAGACGCGCCGCCAGTGAGCAATGACGTGCCACCACCGGCACCACCAGCGAACTGCGCGCCACCGGTAGTCACACCGCCACCACCACCGCCACCACCGGGACCGGCAGACATGTACCCGCCGTTCTGCCCGATTGTGCCGGTAGCGCCGTAACCGCCTGCACCTAGTTGCGCTGAAAGTGATCCGGACGTCGTGTTGAGAACTGCTTGCGCGCCGTCGCCGGAGTCGCCTGCTTGCGTGAACAAAGTGTTAGCGACAGCACCGCCAGCACCCGGTCGCCCACCACGAGCACGTACCTGAGCACCGATGAAAGAGTCGCCGCCAGCACCACCCGCGTTGCCGTCACGCGCTGCGGTGGTGTTGCCGGTTGAACCAGCACCACCAGCGCCAACCGTGACCGCTTCGGTTGCGCCCCACAGGCTGGCAGGACTCATGAAGACAACGCGAGCGCCAGCACCGCCACCGCCACCGCCGGGGCGGTTTGTTGATGCGACGTCCATGCGTCCTTCACCGCCAGCGCCGCCGCCGCCTACGACAACGCCGTACACGATCGAGGTCGCTGTCAATCCAGCAGGCTTCGTCCATGTGCCACTAGCGGTGAACGTCTGCACGTTGTTGCCGATCGTCGCCCACGCAGCCCCGTCGAAATACCAGAACGAGTTGGTGTCGGTGGTGTACGCAAAGAGCCCTTCTGTGGGCGTAACGATCGCTGCGTCGCGGGCAACAGTGGTGGCGAACAGGCTGATGGCCTGATCGCGCAAGTTGTTGGCAAACGCTGCGGTGATGACTGCGCCGGTGACCGCTGTCTGATAAGGCATTGTCGTACTCCCTGTTGAGATCGAGGCGTGGAAGTGTTAGACGCCGGAGAACCTGAACGTCATTGACCATGTGCTTGGCGTCAACGTGTTTGAGATTCCGTCGACGTAGCACTGCAACGAGATCGCTGTACCGCCCGGTGCCGCAACCGTCACGGTCACCCGGTCACGTAGTTGCACGTTGAGAATCAGTGGCCAAGACACCGTCGGGCTTGCTGCGCCTTGCACCGTGAGCGTCGAGATCAGATACTCAGGTTCTTTGTAGCGAGCCAAGAACGCCGCCGCCAAAGAGGCTGCTTGCGCGTCCGTCTGACAGACGAAGTCGAACCGTCGATATGTGCGACTGCCGTAGCGTGTCACCGAAGTCGAGTCCGACACTGTGGTGGCGGTGCCACCAGCACGCGACATCGACACCGTGTTGAAGATCAGCGTTGAGTCGTACGTTGGATCTGCTGACTCGTACGGGACAGCGCCGACAGCGTTGCCGAACGCGAACTGCGACGACGCCGAACGAGCGCGTGTCGTTGGCGAGTTCTGGTCAAGGAACACCAAGGCCCCGGAGGCGTCAGCGAAGACGTAGCCACCATCTGAGTCGGCTGTGAGTCCGGCTTCGGTGAGAGCATTCGACGACAGTGTCGTTGCCTGCATGGTGTACTTGCCGGGATCGAGGATCATCGTGCCGGTGAACCCTGCGTTGAGCGCGATACGTGAAATGCGTGTGGACGCCAGCTCACCGGCACCGACACTGGCAACTGCAAGGCCATCGAAGTTGGCAAGCACCGACAAGGCATCAACGACGGTCACCGTCGTTATGCCGTCCTTACCCATTGCGATGTAGCTGTCATCCCAGCTGTCGGAGTAGCCATAGAAGATGGGGTACGTGATACCCGCCCATGTGGCGGTGATCTTGAACGGGACGCCTGGGCGAATCTGGGTGACGCCGCCGATCACGTATGGCCCGGCGAGGTTCAGTGGACTGAAGCGGTCGTCATTGTTGCTGAGGACGATCGTCATTGAGCCGGTACCGAACCTGTCGGTTTCGCGACTGCGGCCTCGAGTAGTCGACAGCTGTCGCACATACGTCGTGACGTCGACGAAACTGGTGTCCGGCGCATACACGCCGGTGTCGTACACGCTGGTGCCGAAGGTCGCGCCCGACGCCGCAGTGGGCGTGCCCATCAACACGGTGATCGTCGGATACAAGGCTGCGTTATTGAGAAGCGCAACACCCATCAGCGGCTCGCGAAGTCGAACGGGCCGTTGGCGCGCTGATACCGCTTGAGCAGGTTCACGATCTGCTGCCCAACGGCAGCGCCATCGGTGCCAAGGCCGGCGTTCACCGTGAGGTTGATCGTGCTGCCGGAGCCGCCAGAGATGCCAGATGGCAGCGGAGACGCGCCCGGCATCGACGACAGTGGAATCACCATCTCCGGCCCGGCCTCACCGATCAAGGCAGTGGTTGGCTGGGTGACGATGCCACCCGTAGCGCCGTGGGCGCTGGGCTTTTTCGGTGCCGGTGGTCCTGCTACTGGCGACGGCATGTGCATGTTGGCGCCGTTGTTCATATCAAAATACTTCATTGCTTCAGGCGTGAGGCCCCGGTTGATGGCCTCAAGTTTCAGAATGTAATCAGCGAGGCCCTTCTGTAATGCAGAGCCAGGTGCTGCCGCTGCCGCCTGAATGTAGAGCGACGCGATCATGTCGTCGATGGCGGCCTTGCTACCTTCGGCGTCGCCTTTGCTGGCGGCGTACGCGGAAGCTGTCGCAGCCATCGAAAGAACCATCTGGTCGGTGGCGATCTGTTGTTCTTCCGTCGAAAGCTTGTGGTCTTTCGTCTTCTTCGTGTAGTCCTCAAGCGCAGTCTTGGTGTCCTGCACCGATGCTCGATAGTTGAAGTCGGCGTCGATGGAGCGTAAGGCTTCTTCGCGAGCGGCTTGTTGTGCGTCCTGCTGAGCCTTTAGGGCGTCGGTAGTTTCCTTGATCTTGTCGGCCTTTTTTTGTTCCGACTCGCTGAGGCCGCCGTTTGATTCGTCAAGGAACTTTTGTGATCCTGTGACGCCGTCGATCTGCTTTTGGTAGCCGTCAAGAACTGCACCTGTGATACCAAGGTTGTCTAGGAAGTCCTTTGAGACTCGGCTGCCAGCGGCGGCCTGCTCGACCTGAACACGCATGGCGTCGACAACGGCTTGAGCTGCTTTAGGCGACGACTTGAGGACACCGTCAAAGGCCTTTGCGGACGTGTCGGCCATGACCGCCGACTGACTGAACCCGTCACCGACAATGGTGGTGAAGTTGTCCCAAGTACTTGTCTTCTTGTAGGTCTGATCAGCCAGATGAGCAAAGGCGTTGGCGGTGGTTTCGACGTTTTGGCTAGCGCCGTCGAACCCTTTCATCCCCGCAAGCAACTCGTTGAGCGCTTGTCCAGCGCCGCCGGTATGGCCGGTGATCTTGTCAAGGACGTCGAGGCCCGCAATGGTGCCGGCAAGGATCGTGGTTGCTGTACCGACCGCGGCGGCTGTCTTGCCGAAGCCGCTGAGGCTGCCTTCGGCTGTCTGAAACCTTGTGGCCATCTTGCCGACTGAACCAGCAACAACAGAGATGGCTCCGACAACGAGTGCACCTGCGGCGGCGACTGCACCGAACGAACCAACCGCTCCGCCGGTAACTCCGTCAAGGGAGCCGAACGCCGACACGAGGCCGCCGAGCGTTGAAGCAAGCGTTGCAATGACAGGTGCGGCTCCGGTACCGATCGACAAGCCAAGCTCCTCAAGGGAGTCTTTGAGCGTGTCCATCGCTGCGCGATAATCCTTGGCCTTCTGCACCTTGGCGTCGTCGAACACCTTGGCGTCGTTGACCGCAGCCAAGCTCGCCGTCAGGCTTGACGAACCGGCAGCGATCAGTTCAGACATGCCGGTCCACGACTTGCCAAGCAGTGCGGTGCCGACTCGGGCACGTTCGGCAGGGTCTGTGATCCCCTTCAGCCTGTCAATGACGTTGAGGAAGGTTTGGTTGGCGTCGACAGCTCCGTCGCTGGTGCGCGCAATCTCTGCGCCCATCTCTGCAAACTTGTCAGGCGTCGTGCCCGCGGTGCGGTTCATCTTGTTGATTGCCGACTCGACGCCATCGGCTTCAATGCCCATGTCTCCAGCGACTTCAATCCATCGCGAAGACTTCTCAGCGCTGAGACCGGTGGCGGTGGAGAACTTGCCGACGCTGACACCCAGCGACGAGAAGTTGCCAGCAAGGCCAACCAAGGCGCTGCCGACAACGCCAGCAGAGACGATTGCCCCGGTGCCGAACTTGGTGAGTTGCGCCGAAACCTTGGCGGTGCCGGAGTCGGCCTTCTTGAGTTCCTTCTCGGCGGTGGTGCCGACCTTCTCGAAGGCTTTGATGGCACCACTGGCGTCAGCGGTGAGGACGAACTTCAGCCGTTCGGTTGCGCTCATCCCCATCTAACTCACACCCCTACAGAATCGAAGTCATCCTCGAACACGAGATCATCAGCAACAGGCGCAGGCCATCGGGGCGACAACGCGTCAACAAGTGCGGCAGGCCTCGCCTGATACACCTCTGTGAGTGCGTCTGCGACGAGTTGCTCGACGTTGGCGACGTTGTCCGCATTGACGCGTTGCGTCGATAACAGCACCGCGATCCACGCCGCTAACTGCTTGGGCCCGTCCCACGGCGACACGTCGAAACCAACGCTGGCCTCGAGCATGTCGGCAACCGCAATGACATGGCCGGCGGTTGCCTGCTCGTCCGTCCATTGCTCGTCGCCCCACTTGATTGTCCATGACCTCACTGAAAAACCCCCATGACTGCTTTAGTGAAATGGACAGAGACGCGAGCCGGTGCTGCGGCCATCATTCGGTCGCTGGCAGCGGTCCACGCCTTGAAACCTTCGGTAGCTCCGAGGGTGGCCTTGGACTTCTTGAGCTTCACCCGGCCAGACTTAGTGAGACCCACCTCATGCCTGCGGCCTTTGACGTGCACTTGGCGTCCGTCTTCAGCAACACGCCACGGCCCAGCAGAAGCCCGTGAGCGACCGATAGTGACGCCGTAGCCGCTGGAGTGCACCGAAGATCGGGCCTCGAGAGGCACATTGAACCATGCCGTCTCTGTGGACCGTTTGCCTTTGCCGCGAGTGAACGCACCGTCAGCACCGAGTTTCGTTGTCGCCGCCGCTACGTGTGCAAGCGGGGCCAGCTCGCTGCCGATGCGCTTGAACGCTGCGGCATTGAGTGGTTGCGACGACAACGTCTTCTCGGCCTTGTTGATCTTGGCGATCAGCTCTTTGGTGCTGAACGACTCCCCCACGGCTTAGGCCGTGATCCACCCGAACGAGCCGGTGGTGTTCCATGAGACGCTCGTCGTGTTGAGCGAGCCGACAGAGCCGTTCACCCATGTGTAGTCAGAGACGATGAACGAGGCGACGAAGCTTGGGTTGGTAGCACCGCGTGCCGCCGACGTTGGTTTGATGTCGATGTAGCCGGTGCCGCCGAGGCCAAGTCCGCGAATCACTGTGTCGATTTCTGTGGCGCTATACGACTGGTTGAACGTCAGCGAGAACGACGCCGACTTGATGCCTGCAATTTCGGCGTGGTAGCCGCCGCTCGCGAAGTTTGTCGTCTCAATCGGTGCGGCCTTCAGGTCGACCGTGACCGCCGTCGTGTACTGGCTGAGATCGGTAGGGCTCGTGATCGTGAAGCCGTTCGCCGGAGCGGTGCCGGTGCCAGGAGAGGTGCCACCCGAACCGGCCGAACCGATCAGTGGCATTGCGTTTGTGAGTACTAATGCGGCCACTATCGGCCTCCTTTATAGCTGGGGGTTTGGGTTAGAGGTTGTTGTCAAGGACGCCGATATGGGCGGCCCATGTGAACGTCGAGGTGGTGACGGTGGCAACTGCACGCCAGAACCCGTCAGTGATCGCGCCGGACACAGGTGCAGCCCACTGGAAGCCGGTGGCCGACGTGGCGCTGAACGTGAAACGTGTCGTTGGCGTCGCGAAGTTCGACAGTGGCGCCGACTGGATCGTGACTGTCAGGCCGGTGCCGACAGCGCCGGTGACGTACAACGCCGCGTACACCTTTTGTGTGGCGGTTGGGCCGGTCATTGTCACCGAGGTGCCGGTGAGCGCGCCACGACTTGCCAGAGGGGCAAGCACGTAGCCGTCGACGAGAGCGGTGTCAGATGTGAGGCCCATTGAGAACTTGGAGGCTTCACCGATGCCGCCGCCGAAAGGCGCAAACTCGGACAGGATGCCACGAGTGAAGATCACCGGATCGCCAGCGGCTGCGCCGCCCTGTGGGGCGCAGTAGAGGCCGTACTGGTTGCCAAGGTTGGTGGCGGTAACCAGCGAGTTGACACCGGTCGCTGACATGTCAGAGATGCCCGACAGGGTGTGGGTGTACGTCTCGAGGCCGGGAGCGAATGTTTGATAGCCGCCGGACCCGAACGTGGTGACGTCGACCTGATTGACTTTGCCCATCATTGAGATTTGACCAGAGAAGGGTGTGAGGTCGCCGCCGCCGGTGCTGCCGGAGAGGACGACTTGGGCGTTGGTGAGAACGTGAGCTGCCATGAGGACCGGCCTTTACGATTTGGACTTGTTGGCGAGAACGTGCACTTGAAGTTCTGCGACGAGATGGCCGGACTCGTCGAACCGTGGGGCTGACGCAGACGAGGCCCAGCAGTTGGCGACAACGCCACCCAACGTCGGGTCGACTTCGACCGCCTCGAGCACTGAGACAGAGTTCGCCAAGCCCGGCGAGAGCAGGGCGTCCATGAGCAGATAGGCGCTCGCCCCATCGGCTGACGCGGTGACGATCTCAAGCACAAACTCAATGCCGGCCAGCGCGCGATCACCGAAGCTTTGGTGATATGTGACGTAGGGGTTAGCGGCCTGCACATTGATCGCAGGGAAGGTTCCAGCGCCGACGTCGTAGGCGTAGACGTTGATGTTCTTGGCGACGTTGACGCGAACCTGAGCGGCCAACGCTTCGCGTATTGCTTGCAGGTTGACGCTCATGCAATGCCGAACGCTTCAGCGCGTCGGAAGGAGCCAAGAGCGTTCAACGCTGCCCAGTTGCGCCCAGCAGAGATAGCGCCAAACTCGCCAAGCGTGTAACCAAACTTGGTGTCACGCATCTGTATCCAGTCCTTACCGAGCGCCTTGATGGCTTCAGTAACGGCAGAAGGCACAGCAGTCCAGCCCCATGTAGCGGTGACTGCGACGCTGGCAGTGTCTCCATAGTTCAGCCATGCGCTATACACGCGACGTGCGCGCGTATATGGCACCGCCGTGCCGGTCGCTGATAAGCCGTTGAGCGGTTCGAGCTGGTACGAAGTCGATGCCAGTGTCGATCCATTTTCTGTGATCGACGTCACCGACGTGCAGTCGTGGATGCTGATTAGGTCGGAGTTCTTTGGAATGTAGAGCCGCGTTGAGGCTGCGCCTGCGATCTCAAAGGAACGCTGACAGTACTGCTGCACGATTTGCTCTGCGGCATTCTGGGCTTGAGTGACCATTCGTTCGTCAAGCGAGCCGAGTTCGCTTCGGATGTATTCGGTGAAGTCGGCGGCGAGAACGATGGACACAGTCAGCCTTTCGGTGCGGTCTTGCGGACGGCCTTCTCGACCGTGGCGTGATCCTTGACTGCAAGCTCAATGACGGCAGCCTGAGCGTCACAGAACGCGATCATGTCGTGGTCGTTGTCGGCCTTCGCTCGCGCGCGCAGCACTGCAAGAGTGGTCGAACCATTGCGCAACATTTCGCGATAGTTGTCTTCGATGTATTCGAGCATCGGATTCCTTTCGTTGAGCGAGGGGCGGGCATTGCTGCCCGCCCCCCACGACTTACTGAGCTACTAGAAGCTCGGTGCAACCAAGCCCTGAGTGGCCACTGTGTCGAGGCCACCGATCTTGCCGGTGCCGCCGGGGTAACGGCCAGCGGTGAATGCTGCGTAGCCGTAGACGGCGAGCAACACGGTCAGCTGGTTGCCAAGCGTCTGCTCGAAGCGCAGCATCTGTGGCATTCCGTCGCCCTGCTCCCAAAGGAGCATCTGGCGAGTGTCGACAACGAAGACGAGGTCTTCTGAGTTGGTGCCGACTGCCGTTGGCATGTTGGCGTCGGTGATGACAGGCAGGCCCTGCAAGTAACCAACGACGTTATAGCCAGCGGTCGCCGTGGCCGAGTCGACACCGTATGAGCCGGGGTTCAGGTTGATGCCGGTGGCATTGAATGGGCCGTTGGCAACCGGAGACACCAAGGGGCGGTTCTGACTATCAACCAGCGAGGTGAGCCAACCCCAGCGGCGAGGGTGCATGAAGATCGCCTTGGGCGAAACCTGTGCACCTGCGCCAGCAACCGCTGCAATCTGGCCAGCAAGCTTCGAGGTGAAGTTCACGCCAGTTGGAGCAGCGCCAAAGGCGGTTGCGGCGTTGATGCTTGAAGTGTTCTGGACACCGAGCACCTGACCGGATGAACCCGAACCCGTCCAAAGCTGGGTGTCGAGCGCTGCCTGATAGGCACCAGCGAGATCAAGGTAGATCAAGGCGTCGAGGCCGGGCGTACCGCGCTCAATGCTTTGACGCGACACCTGCTGCTGGCCGGCGATTGTGGCGACAGGAACGGTGACGTTGCCCCACGCTTCGTCGGTAAGTGACATTGCCGCGTTTTCTGTTGCTTGAATCGCTGCCGATGCGGCAGTGGTTCCACGAGGCACGATGAACGAGGTGCCTTCGGCGGGCATCGGCAACTTGGTGCAAGCGTTGGCGAATGGGCGACCAGCGCGCAACGCCTCAGCGGCCAAGTCGACCAGGTACTGCGGCACAACCAAGCCAGCGAAGCCGGAGCTTGCAACGGCACGAGCCTCGAGAGCCTCACCCTCAACTGTGACCTCACGCGAGTGCCGGTTGAGGCGCTCGGTAGCGGCAAGATCGCCGCTACGGCTGAAGAAGGCGTCGCGGAAGAACGAAGCCGAACCGGCAGCAGCTTTGCTGGCGGTGTAGGTGCGCTCCTCGCTCTTGACCTTTGCGCCGCCGATAGCGGCAACAGTGGTGGCAGCCGAACGGTTGCGAGCATCGAGCGAGACGAGTTCAGCGATGCGCTCGTCAATGGCGGCCGTGGCCTCCTTGGCGCTGCGAATCTCTGCCAGTTCGGCGTCGGTGATGCCACGCGCTTCGGCTTCAGCCTTAGCGACAATGGTGTTTGCTGGGGCGATAAGCGCGTCGCGCTCGTCGCGGGTGATATCGAGAAGTGATTTTGACATGACGACTACCCTCCTTGGGTGGTGTAGATGGTTTTTTGGTTTTTCTGACCGAACGTGGTGGCTGCGCGTGGTGGCCTCAAAGGCTCCGAGTCGTGGCTCCGGGTTCCGGCGTAGATCAGGCAGCGAGCAGCGCTCGCGCTTCGACGAGGCGCTCAACGGAGCGGACCAGTTCGTCTTCGGCGTTTTCTTCGGTGAGTTCTTCGGCGCTCAATGGCCGATACTCGGTGACCGCTTCGACTGGTGTTGGTGCACCAATAGTGAAGGTGCCGTCAGCGTTCGCCACGTAGTCGACGAGGTAGGCGTCCCAGTCGCCGTCGTAGCAGTAGTAAACGGCCCAGTCGGCACCGATGTCTGCGACGTACACGCACGCTTCGTCCATGCCGAGTGCCATTGCGATCTGCTCGCAAAGTTCGTCGGCAACGTCCATGAAGCTTGTCTTACCCGCAGGTGCAGCACGAAGCTTGGCCTCAAGCGACGACGCCATCTCTGGCGAGCGACGCAACGACACCAGCTCAGACGTTGTGCGTCCGGTGAGTGATACTGACGTTGCCTCATACCACGGGTAGGTGACAACGCTCACGTCGTAGAGCTTCACCTCGCGCAGCTCGCGCACGCCAGACACGACGGGATCGTCCGACGCGGTGAAGGCGAAGCTCATTTGATCAATGTCGCCCCGGTTCATTGCAGAGACAAGCTCTTGCACCGTGGGGTTCTTTGGGTCAAGGTTCGGAGCGTCAACGAGAAGGCCACGATCATCGACCGACAGCGTCATCGTTCCGGCCTTGACCGAGGCGAGCGGCACGCCGTCGTGATTGATGAGCAGGCGCGCGTTGTCGCGCTGATCAATGGTTCGCGAGAACGCCGAGCGGCGAACGACTTCGCCATGAGCGACGCTGTCGAACACGGCCGCATAGCCACGAAGACCGACAGTGCCGTCAGTGTTGTTGCGAATCTCGATCTGAGCGTCGGTGATGCGCCGTTCGATTGTGGTAATCATGCGATACCTCCAGAAGGGGTTGCTGTCGGCGCTTCAGCGCCAGAGTTCGACAGCTTTTGAGCGAGCGGCCAGAGATATTCCTCGCCGTGCGGAATCGGGCCTAGATCCTCAAGTGCTCTGCGTTCGTCAGGGTTGGCCCAGCCGTCGCGTAACGCCATCGAGTGCGCCTTGTAGCGATCAAGCAGCGACACGCGCACCATTGCGTCAAGGTTCAGTTTCACGAACTGTGGTCGAGGTAGCACCGATGTGAGCGCCGTCTCAATACGTGAGGCCCACGGCAATAGCGTCCACGTTTGGAAGCCGAGCTGGCGTTCCTCGATGTTGGCATAGGTGACGTTCTGGCCGGATGAAGCGTGACCGATCATTTCCGGCGGCACGCCAAAGATTCGACAGATTTGCTCAATAGAGAACTGCTGTGATTCGAGGAACTGCGACTCATTCGGGGCGACCGACACTTGCTCGTATTTGAGTTTCGCAGAGACCACCGCGACCTCGCGACGGCCGCGCATTGCGTCGGTCCATGAGCGCTTGACGTCGTCGGCTTGCGTCTTTGTCAGGTCGTCCGAGGCATACAAGATGCCCGAAGGAATGCCGCCATCGGTGAAGAACTGGTAGCCGAAACGCTCAGCCTGAGCGCTCAAGTTGATTGTCTGGCCGAACTGCGTCATCGGTGAGATGCCGCCGATCCTGCCCGGCATCGTGAACGCCTTGATGTGCAGCACCCTTGAAGGGTGAAAGAGTTCCTGGCCGATCTTGTACTGCGCCAACCGGCCGTCAGGGTCCTTGATGAACGTCACCAAGCTCGGATCGACAAGCAGCAGGCCTGTCGGCCAACCACCGCGAGGAGATTGCCAAATAGCGTAGGCGTTGCCTGTGAGCATCAGTGACGCCACTAGCGAGAACATCCACTCATGCTGCGACAGGTGTGGATCTGGTTGGGCGAGCACTGTCGGCGTCGGAATGTTCCTGCGCATTCCGGTGCTCTGCGAGTAGACGTCAAGCGGTGCAGCTGCCAAGGCGTCAGCGACGATACGCACGCACGCCCACACGGCCGAAACCTTCAGTGAAGTGTCAACCGACGCCGAACCGGTATAACCCGAGATCGTGTTCCACCGAGAAGGCAGGTCTGGAAGGAGGCCGGAGACGGCACGTTGTTCAGCCGAAGACCGCAAGGCGCGAAGCATCAATGACCCCGCTCAGCGGCAATGCCGACAACGACAAGGCCGACGCTCAACACTGCCAAGCCGAGCGCTGGATCAATAACGAACCCGGCGATAACACCCGACCCGATGCCCAGCAACTGCATGAACGAAGCAATAAGTTGGCGCACATTGCCTCCTCAGTAGATGAAAGTCGAAAGGGTGTCGGCCGCAGCCGTCGGGAGCAGGGCACGCGCCACTGTGACGGCGACGAGCGGTGAGATCGGTGCTGATGAGGCAGCCCGCCGGTTCCATGCCCAGGCGTCACCAAGGACACGTTCGGACGCTTCAGCGGCGGCAGCGTCGAGCGCTACTTGTCCATGTGGGCGACGCAGTCGACCCTCGAGCACGTCGGCATAGAAACCGCCGCACGCCTGCTTATATTCGTTCGGCCCTAACTGCTTCAGTAGTGAGGCGTCAAGGTCTGCGTCGGTGAGCGCTTGTAGCACCGGGCCAACCATTGCGCCGGCGGGCCCGGCACCATTGACGCCGATCACCGACGGTTTCAGCTTGCGCACCAGTTCAATCAGGCGCGCTGGGAGCCAGCCGACGCCGTCACGAAACTCGACGAGTTCTACATAAGGCGACGCAAGCGTGCCGGACGAGATCGCGATGGACGCTGAGCGGGTATCGAAGTCGCAGTCGAAAGTGACCACGTTGATTACTGCGGTGAGCGCAAGGTCCGGCCCGGCGGTTGCAGCCCACTTCTCGGCGGGCAACTTGGCAGGCTTGAGCCCTTGCTGAGGATCTTCACCGATACCGACAGCCTCACGGGCAAACTCTGCGATCATCAAAGGATCGCCGCCGGATACCAATGTTCGATATTCGTCATGCAGCACGTCTTCGGTGATGCGGATGCCGAGGGCTGGGTTGGCTGCATACCAAGCGTTGACATCGTCCATTGCGGTGCCGGGCGGGTTGCCCCACTCGGCATAGAACAGGCGATCATCAGGATCACCAGCACGGCCGCGATTGATCAACGACTGCAACACTGTCGAGTCGAACTTCGGCGCAGACGAGGCGTAGGTGATCGTGCTGTTCGGCACCGCACGCATCGTGGGCAACAGCGCGCCCATTGACTCTGCCGGGATCTTGAACGCTTCATCGAACACCAAGCGCCCGGCGGTAAGGCCACGACCTGAGTTCTTGCCGCGAGCACGAAACTGAAGCTGAGCACCAGACACCAGCTCGATGCACTCTTTGCCGTTGGTGTGCGAGACGCGCTTGAGCTTCTTCTTCAAGAACGGTGTGTTCTCGATGCGAGCGACCATCTTATGAAAGTGCGCCATCGCTGTCGGCACCTCATGTGCCGAATGGATCACTAGCCGCTCGTTGTACTGGAACAACGCCGCCAACTCCAGCGCCTCGAGGATGCCGTTCTTGCCGGACTGGCGGGCGCATATCAAGACGTTCTCTTTGGCGCAGAACAGGCCGTCGCGTGTCTCCGCGAGTGCGTTGTCCAGCCACCACACTTGCCAGTCGTCGAGGATGAGGCCGGTCTCTGCGGCGAGATCAGCTGCGTCCCTTCCCGCGCTTTGCGCTCGGTTCGGCGGCAAGTGGTGCCACCTTGGCCGCTGCGCGCCGAGCCTCACGTCGTCGAGCAATGTCATCGAGCGGATCGCTTTCCTCGACAGCTGGCGGCAACGCGCCCAGGCGTTCGATTACGGATTGCAAACGTGCGGCAACTTGAGCCACAACATTTGAGTCGCACAACAGGATCTGCTCGGCAAGGAGAAGGCGTAGCGCTTCAAGCGCTCGCCGTTCATCGCCGGAGCTGACTTCTGCCACGAAGTTCGGCTTCACGAGATCCCCTTAGGGCTTGAGGGGGAGAAAAACCCGCC